GTGGCCGAGCCTACCGCAGACTCGCCGGAGATAGGTCCGTTCCATGACTAACGACGTGCTGGTTAAGAAGTATACGGCAGAGCCTACACCGGCCCAGTTCCACCTGACGCCTGCGGACGTGAAGTATATTGCTGGCCCGTTCGGTAGTGGTAAGTCGAGCGCTTGCGTGATGGAGATAATCATGCGGGCGTTCAGGCAGCAGCCGGACGACAATAACATCCGTAAGTCTAGATGGGCCATCATACGTAATACGTATCCTGAGCTAAAGTCTACCACTATAAAAACCTTCCAAGAGTGGGTGCCGCACTCAATCGCCCCGGTGGTGTACTCTATACCTATATCGTGTACGTTCAAGCAGAACCTCTCGGACGGGACGCGGGTAGAGCTAGAAGTGATATTTATGGCGCTGGACACGCCGGAGGATGTGAGTAAGCTGCTATCGTTCGAGCTTACTGGGGCGTACATAAACGAGGCCAGAGAGCTACCATGGGAGATAGTCGAGGGCCTCACGGGGCGTATACAGCGATACCCTAAGACCATAAAGGACGATGCGGGCCAGACCCTCTACGGGCCGACTGAACCCGGCCTTATTATGGACAGTAACCCGCCTAAGACAACCCACTGGCTGTATGATAAGTTTGAGACGGGTAAGGTGCCTAAAGGGTGGGTCAAGTTCCAGCAGCCGCCGGCTGTGTATATGGACACGCAGCAGGACAAGTGGGTGGTTAACCCGGACGCCGAGAACCTAGCCCACCTGCCTGACAGCTACTACGAGAAGCAGCTAGCCGCTGGCACGGACGACAGTATACGGGTGAACCTTGGCGGTGAGTTTGGGATGAGCCGCAAGGGCAAGCCTGTGTTCAATAAGTTTGCTGAGCATAAGCACGTAGCCAAGCAGATACTTCTACCCATACGCGGGTACCCGCTAATCATCGGCATGGACTTTGGGTTGACGCCTGCGGCGGTGCTGATGCAGGTGACTGGGCGGGGCGTACGTATCTACGACGAGCTACCGGCCACGGACGAGACACTCGAAGACTACCTAGACGACTACTTGCAGCCACTACTAGCTAAGAAGTACAGCGGCTACCAAGTGACTGTCTCGGGCGACCCGGCTGGCAACCAGCGCGACAGGCACACTAAGAGTAATGACTTTATGATACTCCGGGGTCGGGGTATTAAAGCGTTTCCGGCTATAACCAACGCCATAACCCAGCGCATAGCCTGTGTAAACTGGTTCCTTGGACGCGACGAAGGGTTCGCGGTAAGCCCCAACTGCACCCATCTACGCGAAGCGATGGGCGGCGGCTACGTGTTCAAAGAGTCCAAGAACGAGAAGGGCGTTGTGCTAGACCTGCCCGCTAAGAACGAGTACAGCCATATAGCAGACGCTACGCAGTACGGGTGCTTGTTCGCAAGATATGGGACGCGTAGCGTGACGCCTAAAACAGTGGTCGAGAAGAAGCCGCATCTATTCGCCTAACGCCGCCCTTGACTTGTGGGGCGCTTACTTCTAAGGTCGGGCCGAAGCCCTAGGACTCCCCATGCCTGATATGATTCCCAACCCGCTACGGACGCCTAAAGCCGACACGTTTTCGTTGGCTAACTACGGCATAAACCAGCTTGGCGTGGACAAGGTACAGGATACGCTGGCCGACCATGTTAGTAAGCGGTTCGATGAAGCCGTTATGCACAAGCGGCAGACGGGTATCGAAGAGATACTACTACGTAACTTGCGGGCCAACAAGTGCGAGTACCAGCCCGACGAGCGGGCGCTACTAGGCCCGTTCAATGACGTATACATAGGCGTGTCGGCGCTCAAGGCCCGCGCTGCCGAGTCGTGGCTGAACGACATAATACTCAACAACATAGACAGGCCGTGGACGCTAGACCCGACGCCGCAGCCGGACCTACCTAAAGGTCTGCAAGAGCAGGTAGTCAACATCGTCATGTCCGAGATACCGGACATAAACTCCATAGACGCGCTACGGTCCCGTATACGTGACCTCAAGGGCGCGGTCAACGCCATTGCGTTCGCGCAAGCCGAGCAGGCTACGGGCCGGATGGAGACGCTAATAGCGGACCAGATGGCAGAGGGCGACTGGACGCAGACGTTCGCTGCGTTTATTCCTGACCTGTGTGCGTACCCGACCGCCATAATCCGTGGCCCGGTAGTAGTGGGCCGACAGCAGGGTAGCTGGGACGGTAACAAGTATGAGGTAAAGACGAAGCCTACGCCTACTTGCCGCGGGGTGTCGCCGTTCGATGCGTTCCCGTCGCCTACTTCCCGGTCTACGCAAGACGGGGAGTACTTCATAGAGCGCGCCCGCTACTCGCTGGGCGACGTTCATGCGCTAATAGGCGCGAGCGGGTTCAGCGAGCCTAACATACGTGAAGTACTAGAGCGCTACAAGGACGGGTTCAAGCTCAATATGATGCTGGACACGGAGCGCGATGCTCTAGAAGACCGTCAGCAGGGGGTACTGAATGAAAGCAGGCTACTCGACACCATCATCTATAACGGCGTGGTGCCGGGCGAGCTTCTGCGCGATAGCGGTATACTTATCCCTGACTACCAGAAGCATTATGAGGTCGAGGTCTGGGTAATCGGGGCGTATACCATACGCGCTATACTTAACCCCAACCCGCTAGGCAAGCGTCCGCTATACGGCACTTCGTTCCGCAAGATACCCGGCTCGTTCTGGGGCCAGAGTGTTATCTGCCTAACGTACGATACCAACCGCGTGTGCAACGCGTCGGCGCGGTCGCTAGTACGTAACATGAGCTACAGCAGCGGCCCCATAGGCGAGGTAGTGTCGGAGCGGGTAGCCGACACGGAAGACCCGACTGATATACGTCCGTACAAGGTGGCGCTGGTTGGCCCCGACATGACGGGCACGGGTGCGCCTGCGTATAGGTTCCATAACATAGAGAGCGTGACCCCGGACCTGATTGCCGTGTTTGAGCGGTACATGAAGATAGCCGACGACCTGAGCGGTATACCGGCGTACGTACTAGGCAACCCGAACGTAGCGGGTGCTGGCCGTACCATGGGCGGGCTAGCTATGCTGATGGGCAACGCGGCCAAGGGCATAAAGAACGTCCAGCTAAACATAGACCGCGATGTAATATCGGGGCTGGTCGCCGGGTTCTACGTGTATAATATGCAGACCTCTAAGGACATATCCGTAAAGGCCGACTGCAACGTAGTGGCGCGTGGTGCTACCGGCCTGCTACAGCGGGAGCTAGCACAGACCCGGACGGTGGAGCTACTACAGCTACTCACGCCGTATATCGAGAACTGGGAGCAGCTACCGGACGGCATCAAGGTACTTCTACGCGAGGTACTAAAGTCTACCGGCCTACCTATAGACGACATAATTCCCGACCCCAACAAGGCCGAGGCCAACCTAGCGCTCGCCCGGCTGGTGGCCCCCGGTGCGGCAACCGGCCCCGGACAGCCTATGGGCGTCGAGGCGACCATGAACCGGGGGACCGGCAACCCTGTCCCCCTGCCGCCCCAAAGCGTCCCACAGGGCGCTACAGCGTCCCCTCTATCGGCCCGCCCCGCCGTAGTAAACATGCCGCAGGGCGCGTAACCACAAGGATAGCCCGTGTCCCCTTTGCCGCCGACTGGTACCCCGATAACCGGAACTCGTATACTTGGCCCCGCTTCGCCGCGAGACGCCAAGATAACGGTGCTGTTTGACAGCAATAGCCGCACAGCGGATAGCAGCATATTCGAGGTAATGACTACCCCTATAGTGCTACAGGGGTTCAATCTACAGAACAACGACGTATTCACGGTACAGGCCGTGTTTGTGGATACGGACGGCGTGGAGCGTATACAGCCATATCTACCAGACGGCGACCCGGTACGGGTAACGCAGGCTGTTAACGCTATAGTCCTGCCACTGGCGGGGCGCTACCGTGTGTCTCTCAGCGGCAACATCGGCTCGGCTATACTTATCGCGTACGCCCAGAGCGTAAACCCGGACGACGTAGAAACGTATATCGCGCAGCAGCCCGCAGGCGCACAGGCTAACCGGCCTAACCTACTGCTTGGCCCCAAGTCTACTAGCAACCTATCGCCTATACTAGACGTATTCAACATAGGCGTAGTTATTACTGCGTTCGGCATAGAGCCGGGAGAAGCAGTAAACATAAAGGCAGTATACGTAGACCAGTTCGGTACGCAGTTCATTGAGAACTACCAGTTTAACGGTGCGACCGACCAGCTTACGCCCACGGTGAATAGCACGGTACTGGCCCGCACGGGCCGTTACGCGGTGGAGTATACGGGTACCGTAGGAGCCGTACGTGTTGTAGCCGTACCGTCTCTAGTAAGCGGCCTAAAGATAACGTCAACTTCCGTAGGCCCGCAGGGACCGCAAGGCCCGGCAGGCGCGACAGGCCCGCAAGGCGCTACCGGCCCCGCTGGTCCGCAGGGTCCAGCCGGTGCAGACTCTACTGTACCCGGTCCTCCGGGTCCGACAGGCCCTACCGGCCCTACTGGTCCACAGGGTCCAGCCGGTGCAGACTCGACCGTACCTGGCCCACAAGGCCCGCAAGGCCCCATAGGTGCTACCGGCCCGATAGGCCCTACCGGCGCAACCGGCCCCGCTGGTCCGACTGGCGCAACGGGTCCACAGGGTCCGATAGGTAATACCGGCCCACAAGGTCCGCAGGGTACTACAGGTGCCACGGGTCCGGCTGGCCCTACTGGTCCCACGGGTCCGGCTGGCGCAGACTCGACTGTACCGGGTCCTCCCGGCCCAGTAGGTCCTGAAGGCCCCATAGGTCCAGTAGGTCCGGCAGGCGCAACAGGCCCGCAAGGCGCTACCGGCCCCACGGGTCCAGCCGGTGCAGACTCTACCGTACCGGGTCCTCCCGGCCCTACGGGTAACACGGGCGCACAAGGCCCGGCTGGTCCTACCGGCCCGCAAGGCGATGATGGTCCCCCCGGTCCTACCGGCCCGCAAGGCGATGATGGTCCTCCCGGTCCCGTAGGTCCGCAAGGCCCGCAAGGCGTAGCCGGTCCACAGGGTCCACAAGGCCCTGCCGGGTCCGTGGGCGTCAACACTCCGCTAGCCCCGGCTGACTTCTATAAAGATTGGTGGTTCGGGCAGACCGGCACCAGCAACGGCCCGTTTGTGGGCGCTGCCATATCGTCGGGCACCGCCAGTACTGCTATCCCAGCGGCTAGCTTGGACGGCCTGTTTACGCATGGCGCGTTTATACGGTCCAGCACGACGGCCAACGGCGGCTATCGGTTCAAACTTTCCAGCGAACAAGGCGCGTATTTTGGCCCCAACTCGCACAAGTTCCAGTGTGCGTTCAAGTGGCTGACCAGCTTTACTGGCCGTACGGTACGTATGGGCATAAACGATTCTAACAGCGCTTCGGACGCCGCAGACGGTGCGTATTTTGAAGTACTAGACGGCACGGTGTCTGCAAAGACCGCCAGCAACTCCGTGCGTACTACTAACCCGAATACGTTTGCGCTGGCGCTCAACATTACATACACGTTCGACATAGAAGTAGCGCCCAACGCGGCCAGCGTACGGTTCAGGATATATCAGGCTAACAACCCGGTAGCCGTCTACGACCAAACGAATACCACTAATATCCCCAACACTACGGCCCGCTCCGTGGGTATGGGTATTGTCGCTACGGAAGTTTCGACGACCGCCAGCGACATAGGTATACTGTACAAGATAGGGTATGGCAACATACTTGGCTTCACGCAGGCCCGCGCCATAGGTGTAGTAGAAGGCGTAGGCCCGCAAGGTCCCGCAGGCCCACAAGGTCCGACCGGCCCGACAGGTGCGACCGGCCCCGCTGGCGCTACGGGTGCGGCAGGCCCACAAGGTCCAGCAGGCCCTACAGGTCCCACGGGTCCAGCAGGCCCCGCTGCTTCGTGGGGTACGATTACTGGTATACTGTCTTCGCAGACCGACCTACAGGCCGCGCTAGACAGCAAAGAGCCGCTGCTAACCAAGGGCAGTATAATAGCTGGCACGAACGTAAGCATATCCGGTAGCCTTACTAACCGGCTAGTGGGTGCGGGCAATATAACCATCAATGCTACTGGCTCGGTGTCTAGCGTCAACCTAGGCGCAAGCACGGGCCTAACTCCCAGCGGTGGTCCGGTCACGGGCGCGGGCACGCTTACGTATACGCTAAGCGCTAACCTACTTGCGTGGAACAGCCAGATACCCGGAAACTTCGTACTGAAAGCTGGCGACACCATGACCGGGCCGCTAACGCTGGCCTCGCGTTTGCTGGGCCAGTTTGCCGGTGCGGTAGCAAGCCGTACGTATATACAGGGCGCAGCCGCAAACGACATAAGCAACGTAGGAGTAATACCGAATGGTACAGGCACTACGGCCCTAGTATCGGTACTTAACAGCAGCGACCCCACTAATGCCGCCCGCCTTGAGCTTCGTGCCAATGCGGGTAGTATGGCTATAAATAGCGGCAACGCTGGTACCGGCGTCCTTCGCCCGCTTGAGTTCCAGATAAACGGCGCGGTTGCGGGCCGCATGGAGACAAACGGTTCGTGGACGTTCCTAGGCCCGGCCACTATAGCTAACTCGCTTACTGTGCCCGCAATAAACGGATTCGTTAACGTATTCGGGGGATTCGACGCAAATAGCTTCCAAGGCGCGTTGCGTGGCGGCTGGACGAGTACTGATAGCACCAATGGCCCTTACGCGTTCGCGTCCATACTGAACCTTCCCGGCCTCGGCGGTCGGGACATGCAGCTTGGCTGGTTTACCGGAAACGATGCTTCCGCACCCCAGTCGCCGTCCTTCCGCACGTTCAACGATAGCGGTAATTGGAATCCGTGGCGTACGTTCTGGCATAGCGGAAACTTCACGCCGAGCAACTACGTACTTAAAGCCGGCGACACCATGACCGGCTCGCTGACGGTCCTCGTTAATGGCGACGCTTTCCGTGCCCGTAATACCCTCACTACGGACCCAGCAGCAATACTGCGAATGGGCCAAAACCCGACAGGTGCCCCCGGCGACACTGGCGGCTACCTATACGCGTATAACGGCGGCGACCTATGGTTCGGTGCCAACAACGACTTGCGCTTGCGCCTACGCTCTGGCGGCGGCTCGACGTTTGTTGGCGCAGTAGAAGCGGGCAAACTATCGCTTGGCGGGGCACCGCTCAACAGCGAGGCGCTGGACGTTGCCACCGGGCAAGGTCGCATCATGTTCCGCAACAACGGCTCTCGCAGCACCATTGACTCGGTAACAAATGCAAACGATTCTTTTGCGCCACTTAACTTCAGGGCCACCGACTACGTTTTCGACGGCGGCAACGTCAATATGCCGGGAGTTCTTATTTGCCCGCAGGTCAACGCAGTCAACTTGCGGGCTGACAACGGACGCATATTCAACGTATTCACGCCTCCCGACCTTAGCGGCGGGTCGTGGAACGACGGCAACCTCTACATCGAAGCTGGCGGCACTAGCCTTCAGTTCCCGCGTATTGGCTTCCACCGCCCCGGCGTAGGGGTCGCAGCCGCGTTTTACTTTCGCGGCATAAACGCAGAAGGCGCGCAGTTCGGTGTTGTCGCGTCTAATGGTCTTGACCGCGAGCTATTGCATAACGGTAATGGCGTCACGCTAGCTACGAACCAGACGGTGACGGGCGGTAAGACGTTCCAAGCCGCAGTAGATAACGGAACCGGGGACGTTCGCCTTACCCGCTTGTCGGGCGGCAATGCAGGCGCACTATTCTTCGGTGGCGATAATAACGTATTCCTATTCCGGCCACCGGGCGAGACTTTCCTCA